GGTATCTACCCTATACATGAAGTATAGACTAGATTACACAAGCTCGCCACTCCCAAAGATTCCGAGGAAGTCACTCACACCAAAGGAGTACCGCTCTCGGGCCTTGTAGCGAACATTACCAGTATCGAAATCACCGTCCATGCCAGTCTGGAGCGGCGTTCGCTGGAAGTGCTTCATGCCATCCGGGACATCCGTGATGATGAACCACTCCTTCTGGTTCCCAGCCGTGAGGTAGTGATTGACGTGGTATCCCTCGGGGATGACGCCGTTCGTGCGGAGAGCGTTGATGTCGTTATCCGCCGTACCCGCTCGCAGCTCCGAATCGAGGACACGACAAGCAACAAACTGGTTGTACGGATGCACAATCAGTCTGCGCGGTCGAGCCGCAATCTGAAGCCCTCGCGAGTCCGTGAACGCCGCGATGTCAATCACAGCCTGCTCGATCGAGGTCTCATTTAAGTCCGCAGCCGTAGCCAACACGTTGGTTAACGTGAAGCCGCCAACCGTCGTTCTCGAAGAACACAGCGCATTGTTATCACCAGCCTTGAAGTTGGTGGTAGCAAACGCATTGTTCAGCGGGAACGCAGCCTTGACCTGCTTCGTGTGCGCCATCGCGCGAGCGAGAGCCTTGGTGTAGCGAGCCGAAATCGAGTCGTAGAGATTATCCTCCACGGCCTCTTCCGTAATCGCAAACCCCATTGCAATCGTCTCATGCGTATAGCGAGCCGTGAAGCTCTCCTGCGCCGTATCGTAAGCGATGGCAGAACCTTCGCTCTTGACCGGAGCAGCGCCGAAGCCGGACAGCTTGACCTCTTCCTCGAACGACCTGTCCGAAGTTTCGGTCTCGTAGATCATACGAGATTCGTCCTCGTACTGGTTGTACTCCAACCCGAACAGAGCGTTCAGACCGGGAAGGAGTTCCTTCATCATTTGTGCGCGTGAAATCGCCATGATTAAACTCCCGTCTCAAATGCCGACACGCCGTCAGCAAGCTGAACGTAAAGGATAGGAGTAGAGCTATTCTCGTTTACTCCATCCTCCTTGACGCCGCGAATAATCACAGCACCCGTACCAGCAGTAGTAGTGGAATTTGCCACAGTATAACCAGAGTTACCACTGGTGGTGCTACCTGCACCAGCCGTCAACGCATTCTGAACACCCATCTGATTGATGTTCCACGCATTTGCACCTTGCACCTCGAAGAGATTGCTCTTAGAAGCAGGGGTTACTAAAACGTAAACATCCGTCCCGCCGGAAGCAGGATAATACTGACTCCATGTAGGAGTGCCCTGAGTATTGGTATAGTGGAAACCAACTGCAAACCCGACAACATCACCGGAAGCGGTGGTCGGCGCAGCAGCATCTCGTTCTGCGTAACCAGTAGTGGCGTTAAGAACAACCGGATCTCCTGCAAAAGTTGCAGTAGCATAACTATCCGCCATCTGGAAACGCAGAAGTCCTCCGGTATTCGTACCGGAGAACGCATTGCTCGCGTTTCTAAGACCAAAAGCCATTTTGGCTTCTCCTTATTTTGTAGGCGAAACCGCCACGGCTAAGCCGTAGCTAATTATCGCCGAAAGTTACTCTCGTATTTTTATCAGAAAACTTCTGCATACGAGTGTCTTGGGATCGCATGTAATTTTGATCCACAGATGCCATCTGATTCCTAACCTCTTGATTTTTGCGCTCTTTTAGTTGCTCACCAATTTCGATGGGACGAGCGCATAAAACAAGGCCGCCGATGACTACTCCCTCAGGGAACTCACTTCCTCTATCAGACATGACTCTAAGCTCAGGATAATCAGATGCCTGAACGGGCTCCCAGCCCTCTCTAAGCGCGCGAGATAAATTGATGTTATCAACCTCTCCTCGCGATGTGGCTCTGACGTATCTATGCTCAATGCCTTGTCTTGCATTAGGTTCAGGCAAAAGACTTGCCGGGTTCCAAGAAGTAACTCTTTTTTGCGTGTCCCTAGTGTTGGAACTACGAGGCGTGCGCGAATCAGACATTGCCAGTCTCCTTTAAGAGCTGCTTAGCATATTGCTGTGGCGTTAGACCCAAGCGCTTCGCGAGAGCAACTTGAGTGGAGGTTAGCTGTACTTTGCGTGTATTCCCCGAGCTTCTTGTAGCAGGGGCAACCACGGAGGGGGCGGGTGCGGCAGCAGGCTCCTCCTCGCCTATATCCGACCCATCCTCATCAGACATTTCATCAAAATACCCCGGAAAGACAGAACGCATACGTTCGTCTATCTTTCTATAGTATTCATC